CAAGAAGAACTAGTAGATACATATCATAATAATAGATATAGTATTAGTATGCTTGCACGACAAACAGGTAAAAGTACCTGTGCGGCAGGATACTTGCTATGGTATGCAATGTTTAATCCAGATCAAACTATTCTTATCGCGGCACACAAATATTCAGGTGCAAGTGAAATTATGCAACGTATACGTTTTGCATACGAAACACTGCCTGATTTTATTAGAGCTGGTGTTACTGCATATAACAAAGGATCGTTGGAATTTGATAACGGCTCACGTATTGTAGCACAGTCAACAACAGAAAATACTGGACGTGGTTTATCTATATCGTTAGCATACTTAGACGAGTTTGCATTTGTTAGACCAAATATTGCTAAAGAATTTTGGACTTCACTTTCACCTACACTAGCAACAGGTGGTAAATGTATTATTACTTCAACACCAAACATGGATGATGATCAATTTGCACAAATTTGGAGAGATGCTAATAAAAATCAAGATGAACATGGAAATGAAACAAAACAAGGTATTAACGGATTTGCACATTATCTAGCTTCATGGGAAGTACATCCAGATAGAGATTGGGAATGGGCAGAAATTGAACAAGGTAAAATTGGTGAAGAAAGATTTAGACGTGAACATAACTGTGAATTTATTGCGTTTGATGAAACACTTATTGATAGTATTAGACTTAGTAATATGGAAGCACGTGATCCTTATGCTAAAGCAGGACAAGTACGTTGGTATGCACCGGTAGCAAAAGGAAAACTATATATAATAGCATTAGATCCTAGTTTAGGTACCGGCGGCGACAATAGTGCTATTCAAGTATACAGTATGCCAGGAATGAAACAAGTTGCAGAGTGGATGCATAACAGAACTACGGTTCAAGGTCAAGTAAAAATATTAAGAGAAATATCACAATATATTGAAAGTGAAACAAACGGTGATTGTGAAATATATTACAGTATGGAAAACAATACACTAGGAGAAGCAGCATTAGTAGTTGTTGAAGAAACTGGAGAAGAAAACTTTCCAGGTACATTTTTAAGTGAAACAAAATCACATGGTAATGCTAAACGTTATAGACGAGGATTTACTACTACACACAAAAGTAAAATATCAGCATGTAGTAAATTAAAGCATTGGGTAGAAACAGAAAAATTAGAAATAGCAAGTAAACCGCTATTAAGAGAATTAAAAACATTTATCGCTAGAGGCAATAGTTATGCAGCCAAAGATGGTGAAAACGATGACCTTGTAATGGCACTAGTTTTAATAGTAAGAATGAGTATGGAAGTATCAAAATATGAAGAAAGTGCATTTGAGTACTTAAACGAAGATTTTGACGATGATGACGGTATGGAACCCATGCCTTTTAGCTTACTATAACACTTATTTGATAAATACATTAAAGGAATACTATAAAGATGCAATTATCAACAGAAATTTTTAACATTATCAAAGGAGCAAATATTAAGTTACGTTTGTTTGATTTTGAAGGTAACAAAACTTTAGACGCAGATCAGTCAGCGAGATTTTACGCTTACGATCAAGATTTTCTAGTCACTATAAGAACAGAAAATGATGACGTGGAAGTTGTTGTACAAGCAGGAGCAGATTTTAGTTTTGATAAGCACAAAGATCTTTTAGATAGTATTAAGAAAGCAGGACATAACGCTATGGCAGAATATACAATAAGAAAATTTGATAAAAATATAGCACCAAAAGACTTCGCAAGTGAAACAGTTAAAGAAGGCTATTCACGTGCAACAGGAAGTTTAAAAACAAGTTATATACAATTACCAGAGTCAACTAGACTCATCATTAAACATTCAAAAGGTGTTAATGAAGAAGTACGTGGAAGCAGATCACGTAATATCAAAGCACTCTTTATTGAGAACTCTGCAGGTGAAAGATTTAGCTTTCCACACAAATATTTAGCTGGTGCTAAGGCAATGGCTAAACATGTAAGTATGGGCGGGAATCCTTATGACACAATAGGTGAGTCCATTTTAGGTATCTGCAAAGAAGTAGCAGAATGCAATCAATTTGTACGTCATGTACGTACGAATAAATTAGTTAACGAAGGAAACATTGATATTGTTGAAACCGTTAAATTAAAATTAAAAGAATTAAAACAAACAGTACACAGTCTTCAAACCTCTAGAGGTTATAACAACTTTCAGGGTTCTTCTACTAAGATTGTAGAAAATTCAGATAAAGAGGTTGACATTACTGAAAAATTCATGTACAATACATTCGAAACTGCAAATATGGAAGCAGTATTAGAAACCGTAGCACGTATTGTGAAGGAGAGAGATAGTATGACAGATCTAACAAAAGAACATCTTAGCAGACTGTATGATATGATCAAAAATAAAGAAGATTTTAAACTTAATATTGACCCTAACGATCCAGAACACCCAGATAACGAAGATCCAATTAAATATTCAGGTGGAATGGGAGCTATGGCAAAATTAAGTAGCATGCTATCTTATCTTGCTATGTCTAGCAAGAACGACGAAGCATTTAACTTGCTAAGTCACTTAGGAACAGAATTACATAACATGCCACAAAAGACTGTTATGTTATTGGCAAAAATTGTAACTTATTTAGATAAGAACAATAAAATGCCAGCAAAACAATCTGAACCAGTAGAAAATATTGCTGAATCAGTTGTAAATGATTTACGTAGAAAAATTTCATAATTTTTCGGTAAAAAGTACTTGACAGTAAGTACTATAAAATGTATACTGTAAAGGCTAACAAAGGCAAAAACAAAAATAACTAACGAGAGGTTAGTTGTTAACACAAAGTAGAGCTTATGTTCTACTACTAATAAAGGCTAATATAGGAGAAAATTATTATGGCATCTTTAGCAGAAATCCGTGCAAAACTGCAGGCACAAGAAACAAAGGGCTCAAGCTCTAGCAGTCAAGGAGGCGACAACGCCATCTTCGCACACTGGAATATTCCAGAAGGCACATCAGCAACATTACGATTCTTACCAGACGCAGACGAGAACAATACGTTCTTTTGGAAAGAGCGTCAAATGATCCGTCTTCAATTTCCAGGAGTAAAAGGTCAAGACGAAAACAAACCAGTAACAGTACAAGTTCCATGTGTGGAAATGTGGGGAGAGCAATGCCCAGTACATGCTGAAATTCGTCCTTGGTTTAAAGATCCTACTATGGAAGATATGGGACGTAAGTATTGGAAAAAACGTTCATACATTTTTCAAGGATTTGTAGCACAAAGCGAAATGCAGGAAGACTCAGTACCTGAGAATCCTATCAGACGTTTTGTAATTTCACCTCAAATTTATAAAATCATTAGTTCAGCACTTATGGATCCTGAGTTTCAAGAGATTCCTACTGATTATGAAGCTGGTACAGACTTTAAGATTGTAAAATCTACAAAAGGTCAGTATGCAGATTATTCTACATCAAATTGGGCTCGTAGAGAACGTGGATTAGATCAAGCAGAGCGTGATGCAATTGCAACACATGGCTTGTTTAATCTAAATGACTTCTTGCCTAAGAAACCAGATGCAGAAGCATTGAACGCAATCTTTGAAATGTTTGAAGCAAGTGTTGATGGTCAATTATATGATCCTGCACGTTTTGGTCAATACTATCGTCCATATGGCGTAGATGCACCAGCAACAGGCGCAACACCAGCTCCTGCTCCTACACCTGCACCAACTCCGGCGCCAGCACCAGCGGCACCAGTGGCTGAAGCGGCAGTTGTAACTGAGACAGTAGCGGAACCAGTAGCACAAGCACCAGCGGAACCAGAAATGGCAACAGCCGGCGCACCTGCAGGTGATGCACCGAGTGCTCAGGACATTTTAGCGGCAATTAGAAACCGTAAACAATAAGTAATATAAATTGAGTGAGGGTGTCCTTAGTGCCCTCACTTATAACAGAGGAGAAAAAACATTATGGCAAGACCATTTGACGTAAGTAAATTCCGTAAAAGTATTACAAAAAGTGTACCAGGTTTAAGTGTTGGATTCAACGACCCTGATACATGGATTAGTACAGGAAATTACACATTAAATAAACTAATTAGTGATGATTTCAATAAAGGAATTCCACTAGGTAAAGTAACAGTACTAGCCGGAGAGTCCGGTGCAGGTAAAAGTTACATTGCCGCAGGTAACGTAGTTAAAGCGGCACAAGATCAAGGTATTTTTGTTATCCTTATTGATAGTGAAAATGCACTAGATGAAAGTTGGCTACATGCATTAGATGTAGACACAACACCAGAAAAACTACTTAAACTAAACATGTCAATGATTGATGACGTTGCTAGAACTATTAGTGATTTCATGAAAGACTACAAAGCAGAATATGCTGAAAAAGAACCAGATGAGCGTCCTAAAGTATTATTTGTAGTAGATTCATTGGGTATGCTACTAACACCTACTGATGTAGATCAGTTTCAAAAAGGTGACATGAAAGGTGACATGGGTCGTAAGCCTAAAGCACTAACATCATTAGTACGTAACACAGTTAACATGTTTGGTGAATATAATGTAGGATTACTAGCAACTAACCATACATATGCATCGCAAGATATGTTTGATCCAGATGATAAGATCTCAGGTGGACAAGGCTTTATCTATGCAAGTAGTATTGTTATTGCAATGCGTAAACTTAAATTAAAAGTTGATGCAGATGGTAATAAAACATCACAAGTATTTGGTATTAGAGCGGCTTGTAAAGTAATGAAAACAAGATATTCTAAGCCCTTTGAAAGTGTGCAAGTAGAAATCCCATATGAAACAGGTATGAGTCCATACAGTGGCTTAACTGAATTCTTTGAAGCAAAAGGTTTGCTAAAGAAAAGTGGAAACAGTTTAGAATACACTAGCCCAACAACAGGCGAAGTAATTAAAATGTTCCGTAAACCTTGGAATGCAAACAAAGACGGTGCATTGGATGTTGTAATGAATGAATACAACAATGAAATTGCTGATGCGGCAGAAGAAGATATGGCTAATAATGAAACTATAACAACACCGGAGGCTGTTAATGAATCTAACTGATGGAGATTTTGAGTTTGTTTTTAATATTTACGACGAAGCAACTGTTTTAATTAATGATAAAGATAAACCTGAATTTGCAAGTAAAGTAATTGCGGCTCTAGTTGATCATGGATTTGATATTAAACCAGCAGTAAAAGAGATAGCTGATCATTGCGAATACCTTAGTGATGCAATTGATGAGTATCTAGAGCTCGAAGAAGAAGATGAAGATATTTTCGGCGACTATAATGAAGACGACGAGGATGAAGATTACTAATGAGTGTATGGTATCGTAAAGTAACCGCAAATCTTGGAGAGATAGTTTCAGCTATCTCTCACTTTGAAAAAGAAATTGATCAAGCAAGATTCGAATGCAGTATGAAAGGTAACCTCGAAAAGCAAAGTAGAGATATGCCAGGAATTGTAGAACATAGATTTAACCAATTACAAGAAGTTGAAGCTATACTAGAGTTTTTAAATACTGAGATGCGTAAATTACGATCCCAAACATTTCGTAAGTTTTTAGAAAACTACAATAAAGCACTTAGTTCACGTGATGCAGACAAGTATGTTGACGGTGAACAAAATGTAGTAGATTTACAATATCTGATTAATGACTTTAGTTTGGTTAGAAATAGGTATATTGGCGTGATTAAAGCATTAGAAGCTAAACAGTTTCAGATTAATAATGTAGTAAAACTTAGAGCGGCAGGATTAGAAGACATTTCACTTTAAAAGGTTGACAAGTAAGACTTCTTGCCGTATACTGTAAGTATATTAATTAAATGGAGTAACAATTATGTCTAAGAATAGAACACCTTGGCCAAGTATTACAGTTGTGGATGTTATGGCCGCGGCTATACAAGTTCATGAAACACAGGGTTTTATTAAAAGTGGACAAGGATATACAGATCACTCAGATCCTGAAAATCCAGTCATAATTGAAGATAATAAATCATGTATTGTTGATATTATTGAAAATCCTAAAATGAATTTTACAGAAGAACAAATTACAAAAGCTAATGATTTGATTACTGTTATTAATGGTAAACTTATGATTAAGAAAATGACTAACAACCTTAATAGTTTTGAGGCTAACGTTGTTAAATCTCTATCTGAAGCAAATGTTAACAAATTTACTGTTAGTATTATAGCTAGTTTACCACATAGTGTAAATATTGACAAAAAACGTGAAGAAGTTGAAGATAAGTTATCTTCGCTAAAGCATAGTAGCCAGTACTTTGGAGATAGAGGTAAACGTTACGATTTATCAGTAGAAGTAATGGATGTTAAATTCATACAAACTAGCAATATTTACATGATTACTACTGTATATGCTAAAAAAGACTTAATTAAGTTTTGGTGGAGAGATCAGCCAGATATTAGTAGCATTATAAACGGTAGAAACATTAAAATTAGGGCTACTGTTAACAAACATGAGCTATCAAAGTACACAAATGCTAAAGAAACTATGGTTAACCGGGTTAAAATCCTTGAAATATAAGGGTTTTTTAAAGGTTGACAAATAGCAAAACTCATATATATTATACTTAATAATAACTAATAACAATAATAAAAAAAGGAGTTATATTATGAGAAAAGCAAAAGCAGTAGGAACTAAGTTCTTTAAAGAAGGAACACAGAATCAACAAATCCTAGCTAAATTTTGGGGAACTGGTAAAACGTTTACTATGGATGTTCTAAGAGATAAATTAGACATCGCATCTCCAGGTGCAAGACTTTCAGAATTAAGAGCTGAAGGCTTTAACATCAAAGCTACAGCGATCGAATCTGGCATGCAAGGCAGACCAGCAGTAGAGTACACAATCGCTAAAAAAAGAGTAGCGGCGTAGTTAGCACAAAATATACATTATTGGGCCCTTTTTATATTGGGCCCAATTCTATGAATAAACAAACCAAAAAAAAATTAAAAAAGTTGACGTATATAGGTTGACAAGCAAGAAGTCTTACTGTATACTGTAAGTATAGTTAATAAAAAACAGGAGTTATAAATGGCTAATATGCAACTAAAACAAGCTCGTAAAAACACTAAAGGCGAGACTATTATTGAGGTCCTACCAAGTAAGGCAAAGGACAATCCAAAAGAAACAGATGAGATGATCATAGAACGTATGCGAGAGCGTTTTAGCATCTTAGACGATATGACACAAGCATCTATCGATGGTGTTGTACGTGGTATGGTTGTAACAGGCCCTCCAGGTGTTGGTAAAAGTTTTGGTGTTGAACAAGTTCTAGAAAAGAATAATTTGTTTGATGCTATTGCAGGTAACAAATTACGTTATGAAGTTATTAAAGGTGCTTCTAGTGCAATTGGTTTGTACAAAGTACTTTACAATAACGCAGACAAAAATAGTGTTCTTGTGTTAGACGATTGTGATACAGTATTGTATGATGAGACAAGTCTTAACTTGCTTAAAGCGGCACTTGATTCATGTAAGAAACGTAAACTAAGTTGGAATACAGATAGTGCATTACTAAGACGTGAAGGTATTCCAGATACTTTTGAATTCCAAGGTAGTGTTATCTTTATTACTAACCTTAAGTTTGATAATGTGCGTGGTAAAATTGCTGATCACTTAGCGGCTATTATGTCAAGATGTCATTACTTAGATCTTACAATGGATACAATGCGAGAAAAAGTTCTACGTTGTAAGCAGATTGTTGCAGATGGTATGCTTAATGAATATCAGTTTACAACAGAAGAGCAAGATGACTTAATGGACTTCATGTGTTCTAACAAAGAAAAAATGCGAGAAGTTAGTTTGAGAATGGTAACTAAACTTGCAGATCTTAAAAAGAGCTTTGGTGCTGATAAGTGGAAACGTACTGCAGAAGTTACATGTATGCGAAGAGCATAAAAATAAATTTTAGAAAAAGCCCTTCGGGGCTTTTTTTATGACATAAATAATATTATGGAATTCTTACTTAAAGCAGTTATAGGTGGACTAGTAATAGCAGGTGTTGTAACTGCCGCAGAACGAGGCAACCCGACTATTGGTGCTCTTATATTAGGAATACCACTAAGCAGTATTGTAAGCATATTCTTTATGCATTATAGCGGAATTCAGCCTGAGGTATTTTCACAGTTAGCAAAAGAAACTGTTTATTTTGTTTTAGTAAGTTTAATATTCTTTCCTGTGTTTGCGTATTTGATTATGCATCAAGGATTCTGGTTATCATTGATAGTTTCTATTATAGTAACTATGATATGTCTATTTTTACTCTTAAAATATTTAACATTATAAAGGCTTTAACTTGACTTTTTGTCTAAGTTAATGTATTATACTAGTATGAAATGTAAAATTGTTTTAAAAGATGAAGTTAACTGCAAGATAGAAGGTCTTGATGTTAATACCCGCCGTAAATGTGAGAAAGAATTAAAGTTCTTTTTACCATATGCATACCATGTGCCAGCATATAAATTAGGTAGATGGGATGGATGTCAAAGTTACTTTACAGTAGGTGGTGTTACTTATATTAATTTACTTGATAGAGTACTTCCTACTATTATGGATAATGGATATGAAATTGATATTGATGACTTAAGAAATAAGTTTGATTTTAATTTTCCAACAGTTGATAAAACTACATTTCAACATAAATTATGGCCAGAAAAACATCCGGTTGCAGGTGAGCCAGTAACATTGCGTGATTATCAGATTGAGATTGTTAATAAGTTTTTAGAAACTCCACATTGTTTACAAGAAATTGCAACAGGTGCAGGTAAAACATTAATAACCGCGGCACTTAGCGAACGTGTGGAAACATATGGAAGATCAATTGTTATTGTACCAAACAAAGATTTAGTACGTCAAACATTTGATGATTATAACAATCTAGGATTAGACGTTGGTGTTTACTTTGGCGATAAAAAAGAATTAGGAAAAACTCATACTATTTGTACATGGCAAAGTTTGAATAGTATTAAGAAAAGATTTAGAGAAGGTGAATCAGACCTAAGTTTAGCAGACTTTGCTGAAGACGTTGTATGTGTAATAGTAGATGAGGTACACCAAGCAAAA